CTCTTCTGAATAAAAATCAGGTTTATGATGAGAGTGGATTAACTGTGATTGATTATGCTGCTCAACTTGGTGAACCACATCAATTGAGATTGGATACTTTGCCGCCATTAACAATTCCTTACAAGCAGGAATTGGAAAGAGATTTAGAAAATGTTAGCGGAATTCACGAAGTTAGTTTTGGAAGATTGCCAGAAAGAGCTTCTCACGCTTCTGGTGTATTGGTCAATTTATTACTTGAACAGGATGATAGTGTTCTTGACCCAATCATAAAAGAAGTAGATGCAGTTTTCTCAAAAGCGTGGTCTTATGCTCTTGAGATTGTTCAGAAAAATTATGTTCTGCCAAGATTGCTAAAAATTGTTGGTAGAGAGAAACAAGACAGTGTATTTGCTTTTGCTGGGGCAGATTTAAGAAATAATACAGATGTGCTGGTAACTACAAATGTTTCATTACCCAAAAGCAGAATAATGCGTTCAGAGTGGGTTATTCGTTTAGCACAGCTTGGTTTACTTAAAGACCCAAAGCTTATTTTGGAATTGCTTGAATTTGGTGGAGCAAAGCAATTATACGAAACAGAATTGATGCACGAAAAGAAAGCCTTAAGAGAGAATAATGATATTGAAAAGAACCCAGCTATTCTTCCTCAAGAAGAAGCAAAATTTATTTATCAACTTGATGACCACGAAATTCATTTAAAAATACATTTAAGATTAAGATTATCTGAACAATATTCTCGGCTTACAGACTCACAAAAACAAGCTCTTGAAACGCATATTCAAGAGCATTTGCAATATATACAACAAGCTATGCAGCAGCAACAGATGCTGCAGCAAGCTAATCCGAAATCAACTCCCGAAGAAGCTGGGGAACAGACCCCACCTGCTGGGCAATCTGGAAACCCAACTGAAGGGAACATAGTAGGAGAATTTTAATGGTAAATGAAAAATTAGAAAATGATGACAAAGAGTTTGAAGAAGACATCAATCTTGATGATACTGATGTTGATTCAACAATTAAATCAATGATTGAAGAAATTGAAGAATTGCCAGATGAGGAGGTAGTAGAAGAAGAAACAGAGGAGGAGGTTGTAGAAGAACCTATTGAAGAAGAAGAAGAAGTAGAAAAAGAAGAAAAAGTAGAAAATGTAGAAAATGAGACAATTAAGAAAATTAAAGAATTTATTAAATCGGATACAACCCTTAAATCAAAAGGGTTAGAGGCGAAAGTCGGAGACTTTACTCCAGAGGAACTTACTGCTCTATTACAGAAAGGACTTCGGTTTTATCAAGCAATGGAAGAAAATTCCAGAAAAGCAGAAGAATTGGCTGCTAAAGAAAAAATGCTTGAGGACGCTTTAAAACTGGCACAACATCAAAAAGGTGGGCTTTCTGAAGCTCAAAAGGAAACTTTAGCTCAAAAGGCTGAAGAAATTTCTGATGAGTCTTTAGAAATAACCGACCTTGATGATGAAGCGACCAAAGTTTTAAAGAACTCTCTAAAGCAACTTAAGGCTCAAGTAGCAGAATTAACTGCTGCTCAAGCCCAAAAGGAAGCTGAAAAGCAATCAGCAGCCCTGATGCAGGAGATTGAAAAGCATAAAGAAGATTATCCTCTTGCTAATGTAGAAGAAGTGCTGGCTGTTCATTTCTTAACGGGTGGACAAGTTCCTATTCAAAAAATTATGGAAGCTTCACAAAAATATTATGGTTCTGTTGATTTTGTCAAAAGAATTTTTGCATCTAATCCTGAAATTAAGCAAGAGGTAATGGGAGAACTTATTAAAGAATATTTAGCTAAACAGGCTAAAGCTAAAAAGACTACTCCTGTATCAAAAACTTCTGGTGAAACTAAAAAGGTAATTGTATCTGCTCCAGAAAAAGCAACAATCACTCTGGATAATGCTTCCGAATACGCCAAAAAACTCTATAGAGAGTATATAGAGAAATCAAAATTAGAGGAATAAACTATGGCTATGCAAGAATATCAATATATTCAGAAAATTCTAAAAGAAGTTTATGCTCCTGCAATTGTAAACCAGATGCCTAAAAAAGTTCCTGCTTGGGCGATTTTTGAGAAAAAGACTGCTGATTTTGCTGGTAAACAACTAACTATTCCTGTTCAATTAGCGTTCAGTGAGGCTGTTGGTGGAGCTGCTGCCAATATTTACGACCTGCCTGAAGCTCAAAGAAACGCTTATGACCAGACCTATATTAAAATCAAGAGAATTTATGGTCGTGTAATGGTTGATGGTTTTTCTATTGAGGCTTCAAAAGGTAAGGGTGGTTGGGTTGATGTCCTGACTAATGAAATTAAGGGTGTCACCAATGCCTTTGCTATTGATATGGATAGGCAGACCATTACCTTTGGAACTGGTGTTCTTGGTCTGGTTAATACAGCTATTAGTTCTTCTCAGAGCTATATTGTGGTGAAAGACCCCGCTGGTGTGACTGGTGATACTCCTGCAACTAAATTTTTCAGGAAGGGTATGAAGATTTATATACCCAATACTACTCAAGCCTATGCTGGTCAGATTACTTCTATTGATGCTGCTAATAATAAAATTTATGTTACTCCTAATATTTCTGTTGCTGCTGTTGGTGATGCAATTTATCGTTATGGTGTATATGCTTCTTCTGTTGACGATATTGGTGAAGTAGTTGGTATTGGTGCTATTGTTAGTGCTGGAAATCTTGGTAGCACTTTTCAGGGCATTGATGCAACTGCTGAACCTCTGTGGCAGGCTTATGTAAAGTCCAGTGCTGGTCTTATTTCTGAAACACTAATTCAGGAAACTCTGGATGCAATTGACCAGAGAACCGATGGTGAACCCGTTGACCAGATTTGGACGACTTATGCAATTCGTAACAAATTAATTACTATGATGCAGGCATTGAGGCAACTTGTCAATACGCAGGAATTTACTGCTGGTTGGAAAGCTATCAAGTATGTTGGTGGCAATGTTGAACTTCCTATTATTGCTCATCCTCGTATGTTCAATGGTTATATGTATTTCATCTCCAGTCCGCATATTAAGAGATATGAATTGCTACCACTTACTTGGGATGACAAAGGCGGTGGAATCATTAAACCTGTTGCTGGCAAGGATGCTTATGAAGCGTGGTTCAAGATTTATACCAACTACGGCACTGATTGCAGGAACGCTCACGGTGTGTTAACTGGTGTAACTACTTCATAAAATTGAGTGAGTGAGGGGGAGGACGCCCGTCCTCCCCTTATCACTTTTTTACACTGGAGATAAAATGAAAGAACCAACAATTTTACCAGAGGAGCTTAATAGAATTAAATCAGTTATGTTTGAAACTTTAGATGAGTTTGAACTAAATGATATAATTTTTAAAGTTCCTGAAGTTGAATTTAAAATGGGAACAAGGACAGGAAAAGAATTTTGGGTTAGTATAAAAAATAAAGATAAAGAGATGATAATCAAATTAAAGAGGCTATAAAATGCTTCCACCTAAATGGTTTGAAAAAGAATTATCTTATATTGACCCAGAATATTTTGTAGTTTGGGATGGAAAGAAACATCGTTGGCAAATTCGTAGATGGCTAACTAAACCAACTATCTGGAGTAGAGGTGATTGGGATAATATTATAAAGAATAGTGTGCTGATTTTAGTTGTTAAATACGATGATGATAGAGGAAGGGATATTGGTTATCATCCATTAGACCAACGAGTTCTTTATACATTAAAAAAAGCAAAGAAGTTTACAGAAAGACCTGTTCATAAAATTTTAAAAGAAATTGATGATGCTAATGCAGAATTAGTAAAAAAAGCAGAGCAGGAAGAAGAAGAGATGATTAAAGATGCTGCTAAAATTGGTTATAATGCTATGACAAGAGTATGGAGTAAATAAATGGATATTACAACTTTCCGTTCTTATGTTAGGTCATTGCTGGCAGAACCACAGGCATCTTACTGGACTGATGCTGAAATAGATACTTATTTAGAAGTAGCTTTAATTAATATTCTTGGAAGATTTTGGTCATTACTTGTGCCTGTTTATTCTGTTACAACTTACTTATCCACTACTGCAAATTCTCCATATATTCCACTACCAGAAGACTACTCACGAGTAGTCTATTTAAAAGTAGCTGCTGACCCAAGTAAAATATTTCCTTATATTCCAGACAATATGCTTGATTATTATGAAGAAAATAATTTAGAAGGCTGGCGTTTTGAGGGTGGTCAGATAAGAATTTATCCAACTCCAACAGAAAGTAGTCAGAATTATTTTAAATTAAAATATTTGCCTAAATTCCAAGATTTAGAAGATGTTCCAGAAGAGTTGCACCCATTGCTGGCGGTAGAGGTTGTTATTCAGGCAAAGGTAAAGGATGAGAATATTCCGCAATATTTATTAGTTCTTCAGAAACAATTTTATGATGATGCTGTTAGAAACTTAACTAAAAAACAGCTACAAAATGAAGAGATAATGGATTAATGAATATTCAAGGATTTTTTGAACTTAAAGATTGGTCTTTA